TCGCCACGCAACTCTTAACGCTTGATCGTAATCTACTTTAGTACGAATTTTGCCTTTTGACTTTTGTTGTTGGAGAATCTTATACACTGGCTTTGCATTAGCTGGTAATCTTACAGCTCTCTCGCCATGTGGAGTATTGATTTTAAAACTAAGACTTTCTATATTTCCGCTATCATCATAATTAAGAAGAATACTCCGTGCTCCATGATCTACTAATAACTTTTGAATTTCCCCAAGTGTTTTATGTACATCAATGGTAGTGGAGTAGTTTAGCAATCCCATATTTCCACCCCTCACTTAAAACGATTCTGTTGATCATGCAATGTAAACCTCCTGTAATTCCCGTGGGCAGGGATTTGCACCCTGCATGATGTAACAGAAGCTGTATAGCTATGGTCACACATCAACACTGCTGTAGCGTCTACCTATTCCGCCACCACGGTATTATTACTACTCTACTATTGCCATTACTTGCTCTTCCTTTTCTTGTTCTTGATTCACGATATCGTTAGATACATCTATCACTGAACTCATATCTTCATCAAGCTCTTTTTTGACCGTTTCATCAGCAGTAATCGCCTTTGCGAACTCGATTGATTTTGGAGCATATTTGAGAGCAATTTTAAGTGCAGTTTTTTTAGCCATCTCGTCAAAGTCGGTTTTCCAAGGGCTTGTCCAACCCTTCTGGTAAGCCTGTGAATATTTCTGTGCGTACTTCTCAATCTGCGCTCTAGATGCTACTGCAAAGTCATAACCACCATTTTGTAATTTATACACTGCATAATATTTCACTGGTTCGCCTTGTGGATCATCAGCAGGAATATGTTTTAAAGTTTTATTGAGCCCATATTCGAATTCAAACACGTCATTCTCATACACTGCATGTGCATAAATTGACTGATATTCGCCCGTTCTGTGTGCTAAGGATATTAAACCCTTATAACCAACTTGAAACTGGGCCTCGCGACCATATGGAATGATATAAGCCTCGCCTAGTGGTGTGTTAGGTTCTAGCCCTAACTGTGCCGACTGCATAACCGCAGCTAAGAGACTCATTTGATCACATTGTAATAGTTTAGGATTGGTTCTAATTGCTGTGAGTGCTAATCTAGCCATACGCTCTGCTGTGATATGTTTAGGTAGTGCCCTCTTAATCTCAGGCTCCATGCGTTTTAGAAGTGCTGATATTGTTGATTCTGGTGATTTAGCTGGAGCTTGTCCGTTCGCTTTTTGTGCTAATTGGTTTTTGATTGCTTCTGCTTTAGTCAATGTTCACACTCTCCTTATTTAATTTGAAATCTTCTACTAATAGATGGTTTAGTGTATTTGAAGTAGATGTCTGGATGGTCCTTTTTAAGGTTCTCAGGGTCGATTCTGTTTGATATGATTGATTTCCATGTAACGATATGTTCTGATGCTATGCCAGTCTCAAAATCACCAATCATAGCTTTGAGTTGATTTTCGTAGGAGTCTTTTTGAAGTGTCAATTCATCAATGTCTGATTTAAGTTGTTTAATTGCTACAATCATGCTGTCTGCTTCTGATGGCAGCTCTATCTCTGAATTAGGCTCAGATATTGGGTGTAGTTGTTTCAGTAGCTCGCTAGATGCTTCTGATCCATCAAGCTCAGGCGGAATTCTTTTTAACACATGATTTTCCCAGAAATTCTTCTCAATATCGATTAGATATTGAATTAATTCTTCGTCTCTCTCGATACGCTTATAGATAAAGTTACTACCACCTATAAGCACCGCTATCCAACATGCATCTGCACCTGTCACAGCCATATAGTGCTGAATTTGAAGCAGATAAGGTGCTGGTACATCCTCACCTTCCCACTCACCTTTTGCGTATTCACCAGCTGTCTTGCATTCAAGTAGTTCATTTTTACCTACTATCATTCGGTCTAGGTTAGCTAACATGAATTGATACTCTGGATGCCTAAGAATTGCATTTCTGCGTCTTACTTTTAACCCTGTACGCTTGCTAAATTCATCTGCTACTAAATCCTCTAACCTTGTTCCCCAATACATTTTTTCGTTCATTTCTGTTTCTTCTAGTTCGCCTAATTTATCCATATATACCTGTATAGGTGATCTCCACTTATTAAGCCCTGCTATGGCCGAAACATCACTACCGCCTATCCCTTGTTTTCTTAGTTCAAGCCATTCGTTACGCTCAATGTCCTTTGTTATCGCTAATATTTCTGCTGCCATTTCATACCCTCCAATCATTTACCCGACAAACTTAAATGCTTCTCCTTTTTTGGCTCCTATATCCTTAATAAAACAATTTGAACTGCAGTAAAATTCGCCATTAAAATATATAACATCCGAGGACATATATATTTCCTCACCACATATACAGTTCCCGATTATTGCATGTTCCTGTTCTTGATAATCTGGAAGACCACTTGAAAATCTATCTAGGTTAGGCATCTCCCATACCTCCATTTGAATTTTTGAGGATACTGTTATATAATCAGTTTGAAAAATTAAACATGTATCCATTAAAGTAGCCCAGCTGCAACTGGGCTATTTTTCATCTTCTTCAATCTTAATCACTACTAGGCTATCACTAGCTTCTTTTCGCTTTTTCAATATTTTTTGATACGAAGGTGTTAAATAAAACTTGACTGTCTCAAGTCTGATACCCATTACTTTTGCACATTCGTCAACCGTGCCTAAGCATATTAGATTGTCGCCCTTATAAACTGCAACATCCATCATTAACCATCCTTCCTAATAATCGTTCCCAAATTTTTCAATGGACCTATTGAATACTGTTAGTCAACCCCCCTATCCTGCAGGCTCATATATCGGTAAGAACCTGCCCAGCTCGTTGATGTACTGCATCTTATCCTGATACCCTTCGTAATCGCCCTCGTTAAGAAACGCTAGAGCTTCTTTATGCATTTGTTCGAGCTTATCCGCTAAGTCAATTTGCCGTCTGATGCTATAAATAATTACATCTGCCATTATGATTCCTCCATTTCTAGATAGACTTTGCCATCTTCGCCTACTACGCATACACCTGCACCCTGCAACTCAACCGCTTGTCCTAGAGTTAATGCTTCTGCTACTGTTTTAATAAACAATTTACTCACCTCCTCTCAATAGCTCCAGCGGCTAAAAATCTTAGATAAAGCCGCATGCTCTTTAGCTATTTTATGTAGCCTTATAGCTTTGTCTGTAACACCCATATCCCATCACCTCTTTATTAGACCGCTTCCTTGCTATCTAGCTTCTTAACTTCATGTGGATTCGTAAGGTCGTACCCCTCGTATCTTTCAAGGAAATTCAGCAATGCTTGCCTGCGTATCTTCATCTTGCCAAGCTTCAATATTGGAAGATGTCCAGCTTTGATTAGTTCATACACATAGGCTGGATTGGTTTTTAGTAACTTCGCTACTTCTGAAACAGTGTATAAAATGTCTTCCATCCTAATTCCTCCCTACGCATGCTCCTTAATGAGCCTATTGATGATATATACCTGCCCTTTGCCTGTAACCTTAGTAGTGCGATAAGTAAATGTACCCTTTGATGATTCTCGTGCACCACAGCGGAAACATTTAAGCCGTAGTATTCCTTTTTCAGTGTATGGCTGCTTTCTTGGCATGGTGTCCCCCTAACATACTTCCTTGCTTGCTGCTTGTTATTGAAATATCTTCCAATCCTTTCTATACTGTAGTTACGGTGCTGCAACACCAAATACAAGAAAAGGAGGAGAATATCTATGTCACACGAAGCTAACGAACAAATTGCAAAAGAATTAGTAATAACTGCTTTGAATCGAATTTCTTTGCCGACCGATAACTCTAAAGCTGCAAATGTTATCGGAGAATATTATGCTACTGTCCTTAAAGCTGTAGTAGATGCAAACAAAAACGCAAGAACTACCTAACTGTTTTATACAACTCTGCAAGGGAAGCGACTAGTTCTGGCAATATAGCTGTTTCATCTGGTGTCGCTTCCTTTGTGATTCTTTCAATGGTGTTACACACTAGAATTATAGTTTTGTGAATCGCCTGTTCTGTACTGCACATACCATCCATAATTTTCACCTCTTTCCGTTTTTGGTTAACATACTTCCTTTGTAGCTGCTTGTTCGTCTTTTATTGCGTTTCGCAACATATGAGGAAAAAAATATCTTAACATTTCCTCTTTTTCTATTCCCAATGCTTCAACAATTTGATTGACTTCATCAATATTCAAGACAGAATACCCGTTCAGCTTATCATTTAATGCGTTAAGCGAAATATTGACTTCTTTAGAAAGTTCTCTATACGTTTTCTTTTCCTCCCTAAGCTTTCCTTTTAAAGCTGTCAATTCTGGATATTTTCGCTTTTTCATGCTTTCACCTCCAAATGTTATTGCGTTTCGTAACATCATAGTATCATCTGTTAATAACCTTGTCAATACGTTTCGCAACAATTTTATCAAAATTAGTAATTTGTTATTGCAAAATGCAACAGCAGGAGTTATAATCCAAATATAAACACATAGCAAAGGTGGTCATCTCTATGAAAACAAAACCTGAAGTGAATAAGTCTGTATTTTCTGAAAGATTGAAATACCTAATGGGCCATAAAAACGAAACAATATACACGCTCGCTGATATTTTGCATCTTAGCCCTCCTACTATATCTAGGTATTCTAATGCCGAGATGGCGCCTAAGATTACAACTATCGAAGTGTTAGCTAATTATTTTAATGTTAGTCCCGTCTGGTTAATGGGGTACGATGTGCCTAAAGCGCTACCTAATACCACCTCAAAACCTAACGATGATACAATTGCTACAACCGATTCGGAAAAATCTTTGCTTAAAAAATACAAGTCCCTCGATAACAAAGGCAAGCATACAGTAGACACAGTTGCAGACATGGAATATAACCGAGTGCACAAGCCACATTTAGTGCCAGTAGCAGCACATGAAATAGAAGGAGCATCAGAAGATGACAAGCAGCATGATGATGATATTATGAATGATGATAAAGAGTGGGAATAATTGAACACTTGAATATCTAAGCACTGAGGTGATTCAATGACATATGAGGAACTTTTAAATGAAGCACACGGGATAGGATTGAAAGTAAAAGAAAAGCCGTTACATGGTAATTTAGGTAGACTACACGGCAAAAGAATTGCGATTAAGAAAGAACTACCAACTACAATAGAAAAAGCCTGCGTACTAGCAGAAGAATTAGGACACTATTACACAACTACAGGTAATATACTAGACCAGACAAACCCACGCAATAGAAAACAAGAATTGACCGCTAGAGCGTGGTCATATCATAGATTAGCACCACTCACTAAATTAATAGATGCGTACAACTTTAGAATATCAAGCAGGTATGAATTAGCCGAATATCTGAATGTCACCGAGGAATTCTTACAAAATGCACTAGCTTACTATAGCGGCAAGTACGGCATATCAAAAGTAATTGATAACTACGAAATCTACTTTGACCCGCTAGCTGTAATCGAAATATTTGAAGAATATATTTTTTAACAACAAATAGAACATATATTCTTATTGCATGAAAGGAGGTGATAACGATGGAGGGGCACGTAAGAAAGCGCGGAAGCAAGTGGTACTATTCATTCGAAGCATCGAGCGTTGATGGAAAACGCAAACGTATTGAAAGAGTTGGCGGTAGAACGAAGAAGGAAGCAGAAGCTGCTTTACGTATTGCTCTGCAGGAATATGAAAATGCAGGATTGCATTTTGAGCCGACAGAAATATCCGTATCTGATTATATGGACTACTGGCATAAAAATTATGTAATGCTTAATTGTAGATACAACACACAGACTGGTTATAGAGCTATCATTGACAACCACATAAAACCTAATCTTGGCACATACAAATTAAAATCATTAACACCCGCGATTCTTCAAGAATTTGTTAATGCCAAATATCTACAAGGATTCAGCAAAGCGCACTTAACAAACATAATTACAGTTTTAAGCGGATCTCTTAAATACGCAGTACATCCGTGTAAATTTATCAGAGAAAATTCTATGCAATACGTCAGACACCCAAAATACACACCTACAAAAACACAAACTAATCGTAAGATTATTACTACCGAAGCATGGGATACAATTATTGATAGATTCCCATTTGGATCGAATTATTATATTCTCTTGATGCTTGGATATTATGTAGGTGGACGAATAGGTGAAATGACAGCTATCTCATGGGAGGATATAGATTTTGAATCTGGAGAAATATCCATAAATAAATTGCTGTATAAGCGTAAACCTAATTGGTATTTCGGTCCTACAAAAACTGAATCATCTACACGAGCAATTAAAATCGGTAAAACACTGATTGATGCATTGAAAAAACAGAAAAAATGGCAAATGGAAAATCGCTTGAAATATGGGCAGCATTACACCCAGCAATATGTTGTTGAGGAAATAGATAAAGAAACAAATGAGAAGCTACGTAGGATACATTCCTTGCCTGTGTCTCTAAGAGCTACGGTTGGACAACCTGTAAATCTAGTATGTACAAAGGAAAATGGCGAAATGGTTACCGCTGACACATTCAAATATGCCGCAAGAGTTATTCATTATGAGCTTGGGTTAATCTTTAATTTCCATTCTTTACGTCATACACATGCAACAGTTCTCATTGAGAATGGCGCGGAGATAAAAGACGTACAAGCAAGGCTTGGGCACACAAGAATATCGACAACGATGGATACTTACACACATAATACAGATAAGATGGCTAATAAATCTGTCGATATCTTTGAAAAGGCTACCTCTATAAAAAGTACTTTGCCTACGGAAGCAAAATAG